TAAACTCGTCCATAATACCAGTAAATACCGTCATTATACTCAACTAAATCGCCCGTAGCGAGCCAATCATCATTTACACAGATATCACCTTTAACATACAGTTCACCATCAACAATTTTTGTATCACAGTGTGCAGTATCACCCATAATATTTTGAGTGAAGTCTATTGTATCATCTCTTCTAAATGTTTTATTGATAGTATTAGGTCCAATCTCACTCATACCCCAATTTGCGATAACTATGGCGCCTCTATCAATGAATGCTTTTATTTCATAACTTTCAATTGGGTCACTACCCATAGCAATTACTTTGCCAGTTAACTCACATGTAGCAAATCCTTTAGTTTTCATAAGTGCTTGACACATTTTTGGAACTAGAAAAGTATGTGTATAATTCTGAAACTCTTTTAAGAATGTAAAGGGATTAAACTTCGTTACGTGAATATCACAACCTAATGTATATGCTGGTAATGTTTGTAGTAACAATCCGCCTGCATGATCCAGTTTAGTGCAAGTGAAAACTTTACTTTTAGAAGTAAGCATTTGCACATTAATAGCAACCTTGTTACATGCTTCTAAATTTTCAGGAGTTCTGTGAACAAGTTTTGGTTCGCCAGTTGTTCCTGATGAAACAATATTAACGCCTCGTCTTTTGTGTAACTTAATTTGTAATACGTCTTTGTCTATCATAGGACTGTTGAGTATTCTTCTTTTTTTGCTTCATATCCTTGTATAAGAGTTTTAGTGATAGGTCCAGATGTTTGTGTTTCTGTAACACCCCCACTTGAACTTGTTATAAACACTTCATCAGCATTCAAAAAGTTCTCTACTGTAATAGGCTTTCTTTCAAATGGTATTTTCAATTCATCGGCTATGTCTTCAACCACACTCATTGTAACTCCTTTAAGAACATTTTTATCTGCTGTATATATGCACCCGTTGTTGATGATTCCCACATTAAATCCGGGACCTTCTGTAACATTTCCATCTACATCTACTAACACAGTTGTATCATATCCATCTGGCTTGTTACGTTGACTCATTGTAAGTTCTTGCCACGCCATGTTTTTGTACTCTTGTCCGTAATGTTCATCACTAACTCTTTTAGTATCTTTGTCTAAGTATAAAGATACAACAGAAGTTTTTCCTATAGGATAACTTGGTTTTATATACATAGCAAAGTTTATAGGGCAACCATCTATATCTCTAGGATTACCACTTGGTGGATATCCTCTCCAAAGTAAGAACCAAACAAAAGCATTGTCAACTGAAATATTTTTATATAATGTTTTTATAATATCTAAGTAATCAACATCAGGCAATTTTAAGCCATATTGTTTAGCACTTGTCTCAAATCGTTGTACATGTCTTTCATAACAAAATGCTTTGCCATTCCATATTGGCATAACATCATAAGTTGCATCACTGTGAATAAACCCAAAGTCTAATATGCTAGGGCCAATTTCTCTAAGTGGTATATACTCGCCGTTTTTATATGCGATAGTATCTAATATGTTAATCATCAAAGTGTATCTTTTTAAGTTGTGGGTCGTCTGGTATTTTCTTTTTAAGCATTTTTAGTCTACCAATTCTCCATTCTAGTAGTTTAAAATCTAAAATCCATGGAAAGACAGCGTGAATAAGACTGCCGATTGATACACAGAATAAAAAGAAAAATTCAGAAATTGCTAATCGAAAATGCCACCAATATCCAGCGTCTTCTCTGTTTGCTTTCTTCTTTGCTTCTTGTAAATGTTTATGATTGAACCACATATTTTCCTTTCAATTTGTTTCTACGTTTTGTGTATTCTTCTATATTTAGTTTCCAAATAGTTTGCTCTGTACCATTTAATAACTTTCTACTTTGCCAATCTAATATGCCTTGTCTTGCGAGAAGTCCCATTAGTCTATGATTGCGAGCCGCTTTGCCATTTGAATGTTCGTGGTGAACATTAGTTGTTATATATAACTCATCACTAGGACACCACTCAATGAACCTAGGAATAAACTCTCGTTGTGTAATACTATTCCAATCTCCTTTCCCTAATCCCTTAAACGTATCTTGTTGTGGTAACTCACAACCTCTGAATAATATGCGCCAAGCATTCTCACCTACTTCTGGCAATGGATGACAGCCCGCTACTGCAACTATCTTATCATCTTTAATAGCACAAAAATACTCACCTTGTTCTTTACACCACTCGTATTTCATTGCTTTTAAACTAGAATTATTAGTATATTTCAGTTTTTCTACTTCTTTGCAAAAGGTTTCTAACTTAGGTAACAACTCGTCTGTGATTGGAACTATTTTCATTTGTATGCCGATTTATAAAACAACTTATTATATTTTCGTTCAAATACATCACCAGTACACCAATAATCTTCTTTATCAAACTTTGCATTCATGTTAATATATTTAGTCATTAGTAAGGGACTCTTAATCCACAATCGATTATATCTATCTAATTTATATTCATAGTGTTCATTACATTCAAGTTGTAATTTATGTTTTGTATCGGGCTTAATTAAGAATGTAAATGATGGCACGTGTGTTTCTGTATGTCCATATAAATTCCTAATGGCAGGAACACCTTTTGCAAATAGAGTATCTATCATCTCTTCGGATATAACAGTACTATCTACACTTAGTTCTCTCCAGTGGGACATATCTTTTAAATCCTTTATTGTGGACATCATATCAGGTGCAATAGTACCTATTGTTGGTTTATGTTTCTCACACAAAACAGGATAACTACTAGAATCAAACTGCTCCATGATAACCGTACATCCTTTAATTAGTGCAGGTAATGAATATAGAAATAGACCATCAATTGTGGATGGTGATGTTTGTGACATCACTACATCTTCTGGGTCCATGTTGTATAAAATTATACTATTTAAACAGGAAAGTAAACATCCTGCGGCCAAATGAGCGACTGCTTTAGGTTTATCTGTCAGATAATCAGTGAACAATATGGTATAGATTCGGTCAGGTCTATTCACATAAACTAATCCCTTATCATGTGGTTTTAATGCTAACGCATCTTCCTCACTCATTATGATATGGTCTGGTGAACTTGCCTTGACAATTCTATCTAATTCATCTTTAGATAGATTTGGAACTGTTGGCATAAAGGTAATACCTAAGATTTCACAGGCTAAAATCATTCTTACATAGTGATATTCTTTTTCACTTGCGAACAAAATACGCTCGCCAGGACTCACTGCCGTTGATAAAACTGCGGCTAATGTCTCTATACTATTGACAAATTCAGTATAGTTATATTGCTTTTCTTTACAGATGAGTGCAGGCTTAGAGCCATTAACCCGTGCCTGTTGTTTAATGGCTTCGAATATCATATGTACTATTGTACTATAAAAAAAGAAGGAAGTCAATAGACTTCCCTCTTATATGGTTCATAATATGAAACTATTTCTTCATTTACGCATTATGGGCCTCAATAATTAACTTTCCATGCTTTTTGAAGAACTTCTCAATACAAGGAACTTTTCTAGGTTCTAGAGGTAACTTGTAAACTTTAAGAGCAGTTCTACCGCCTAATACTGTCATTTCAGTATCAAAGTTTTCCATCATAAACTGGAAGAAGTTGTTAGCCATAGCATATAACTCATCCATCTTGTTTTTGCCATTACGGTCAACAAAGTCCTTCAATTCGTAACATAGTGAAGTTGTCAATGAAAACATTGCTGAAATTTCTCTCGCCTCAGTAGTAAGTGTAGTCACTTTACCACTAAGAATATCAGCAGGAATTGGTAACTTTGCAGACATTCCCCTATGAGCCATGAACTTAGTAGCAACACCATCACCAATTGTACCAGCGATTAAGTCATGTAAACGACTATTGCTAATTTCTTCGCCTTCTTTCGGTAACATTTCTGATACGAAAGTCCAAGAACGAGGAGTAGCAAAGGCCCTTGACGCAGTTCTAGGGTCAAAGTTAAATAAATCCATCTTATTAGATGTTAAGAAACCGACAACATCAGCATTGATTTTATTCTCTAATGCCCAAGTCTGCCAATCTTCAAAGTCAACACCCATTTCTAAGTGAACAAATCTGTTAGCAAGTGGGCTAGGCATACGATAAGCAACACCTCTGTCACTCTCACGATTACCAGCCGCAACGATTAATACATTGTCTGGTAGAACATAAGAACCTAAACGACGGTTCAGAATCAACTGATAAGCCGCGGCTTGAACTGATTGTGGTGCTTGATTCATTTCGTCAAGAAATAAGATAACAGATTCATATTGGTCTGCTAACTCTTGACTCGGTAAGTCTGAAGGAGTAGCCCATTCCATGGTACCATTTTTTTCGTTAAAATATGGAATACCACGTAAATCTGTTGGTTCCATCAGAGCAAGACGAAGGTCAATCATATAACCTGCACGTTCTTGTGTAATACTATCTACAATTTCTGATTTACCAATCCCAGGAGGTCCCCAAATAAACACAGGACGTTTTCTATTAAATGCATAGTTAAGTTCAGCACGAAGGTCGCTAGGTCGAACTACTCTTACATCTAAGTCATTTGTTGATACTTTTACACTCATTTTAACCTCTCTTTTATTTTGAATATACTAGTATTATAGCATAAAATCGAAATCTGTCAAGTTTTTGATGTATAAAATGTTTTGTTTTGTACCCAGAGGTCAATATCACCGTCTATCATCAGTAATTCAGCGGCAATCACCTCTTCAAATAGAATTAATTTAGATTTTTTCAGATAATAAGGGGAATTTAGATATTTGTCTAGTATAAGTATCTGTTTTCCTGTTCCAGTAACTGTTTCAGACTTAATTACTAGTTTATATGCTTTAAAATGCTTAGAAATAACATCTCGACCAAAGGCTGATACTCTGAATCCACTATCGGACTGCAAATTACCACTGATAAAAATATCATTTGGGGTTAATTCTTTTCTACCTGAGATTTTTCTAGTTGTATTTTCGTTAATATAAGAAATTAACTCAATCTTGTTCACTTTACAACTCTAATTTTTCACCCTTTGTTAGCACAAATACTTCAAAATCATCACATCTAAACAACTTATTCAATCGTTGTGCTAGATTGATTGCGTGCCCAGGGTTACTGAAAGACACTTTTTTGTATTTTGGACCAGGAAAATTGACCAACGAGTTAAGGCTACGAAGGTTAATCGCTTCTTCTTTGTGAAACACGGAATATACTGCTGTTGCTTTGAGTACTTGCTCACTGCGATATGTTTGATTGTCTGTGTGTTCTAAGATTATCGTAGGTTTAGGTCTAGCCATAAAAGTATCCTTAAGATTCGTTATACTCTTATTTATCTAATTCCTTTAAAAACATCGTATATAATAGAATATAGAATGATACTATTTGAATTTACCACCATCAATTACTTTTTCTTCGGTAGAATCAATCTTTTTGAGTTCTAATAACAACAAAGCAATATCATTTTGAATATCATTCGCCTCAGTAACAGATAGTCTAATACTGTTATCTCCCTTTAAGTTTGCACGTTTAATCGTTGCTAATAGATTTTTTAGACTTTTATAAACCATCTCGTTTGTTCGCCAATAATGTTTCTGTGTCCATTTCAGATTTAGTCTTGAATGGACCTATAAAATTATAATTATCAAGTGTATCAAGTTTCCCACCATAAAACCACCGCCAATCACTAGGGAATCTTACTCCGTAATATCCAGCAATATACACTACTTTACTTGCTTCACTTTTAGTATAAGTTGGAATTTGTTTCCCATCTTTTTCTACTGTACTAATATTATAGGCTACATGTTTAGAAGGATATCCATCTATCATTGTCAACGAAGTATTCCACCCACCACGTGGTCTTGGAACTTTATTTTCATCAACAATCTTTTTTGAAATTTCTCTGGCTTCTAGTATTTTTTCACCAAACCGAGAAGTAAGTATTGAAGTTGATATATGTTCAGTAGTTCTAATGTCATGCATTCCTGATATATCTACACTTCGTATATTCAATTCAAAATCATCAGAAGAACATTTTCTTATTGTCCCTATTTTGACACCAGTATCTTCTACAATCCAAAACTTATCTTTAATTATTTCAGTCGTATATATCATTTTAAAGTTGATTTAAGTATTTTCCAAGTTTCTTTCCAATTCTTTACATGATGATAGTCAGAATACTTATATGGACTATATTTGATTGCTTGAGCAATTCCATAATCATTACCACCAGGTTGTATATTGTCACCAAAGAATACTAATTTATCTCTAAATGTAAAATCTTTTAATATTTGTGCTTTATCTTTTCCTATCTCTATAATATCTAATCCAGTTTCACCTGCTACCTGTGATACAATATTAAACTTCTTAGAAAACTTTTTGTTAAATTCATCAGAAAGTAACTGTCGTTCGTTAATTGATGTATCATACTTAACATACTTCTTGCGGTCGGCTTTTGTTGCATTACGACCAACAATACTAAAGTTCAGTAATCCTGGACGCGAATCAAAGTGTAATCCAGTTTTAGTATCAAAATTACTATTACGTAACTTCTTTTCTAAATACTTTTGTACAACAACTGGCAACTCAAAATCTTTAGTATTGAACACACAAATACCCTTTTCATGTTTTGTATTACCTGAACAATTATATACGCACTTTACTTTTTTAAATAGTTCATTGCCAATCTGTTCTATAGTTTTCTCTGAATCACTTCCAGTAACTAAATGAACCTCGTGAGTGTGTACAAACTCTAAGAACCACTTTCGAAAATCTTCATTGATTTTTGCTCTGCTAGGAGTAAGTGTACCGTCTATATCAAAAATATAGATACGGTCATTCATACGGATAACTTTTGTTAAGTATAGTAGCAATCTCGTCAGGTGATTTAGCAAGATTTTGTAAATCATGTATACCACAGAATTTCAGAAAATTCATACCAACACCAGTTTTTGTTTTTCGCACACTATTCTCAGCAATTGTTTCTACAAATTTAATCTTTAAATCTAATGGTTGAGCCGTTAAATCAATCAGTTGAACATTACGTTCAAAATCATCACGCACTATATGTTCTTTTCCGTTGTGGTCAGTCCATCGCTGGAGCATAAAATTATTCCAGTTGAAACCACCCGCATCTTTATCTGCATATGCTTCTAACATACCTACTTTATTTCTAGTACCTTTCTTACGACAGCCAGGATATGCTGAAAAGATATTATCACTTGTGTCACCACGAATACATTTCTCAAACAATAACCATTCTGGGTCTGGTGCTTCTTTGACTTCACCAGTTTTCTTTTCTTTTATCGGTGTCATATTCTTATCATCTTTAAAGAAACCATCTTTAGTAATAATACGATTTTGTACACCATCATACATAGTTACGTTATCTGTAATCAATTGTAAATAATCACTATCACTTGATACAATAATATGATTATCATTTGGATGTGCCTCGATAAACAAAGCAATCATATCATCTGCTTCGGCTTCGGGATTCTGTAACAATGTTACATTTGTCTTTTCATCTAGAAATCTAATCATATCATCATATGATTGAAACATGATTTCATCTTCTTCTTGTTCTCTGACACTCTTAGCCATTCTAGCAACTTGTCTATTCTTTTTATAAGGTTCATAGAAGTCTTTACGCCAACTACGACCTTCTAAACAGAACACGGCATGGTCTGCATTGAATTTATTATAACACAATTTAACACTACTAAGCATGATATGATATGCCATACCAATTTTCATATCAATAGTAGCACCACGCATTGCTACGTGCTTGGCTCTATGATACATATTAAATGAATCTACTAAAATGAATGTAGCCATATCTTATGAATACTCTGAAGTATTTTCGTCTGTTTTTATCTTACTAATGATTAGTCCATCTTTACTATCGGTCATTACACTTTTTCTAATGCCATCTTCGTCTTCTAAGTCCTGAAGAACTATATTCTTACATAAATCACTAAACCAATTATCAACAATTTGGTCTTGCTCTACACCTTCATATCCAGATTTTGCGAGATACTCTACAAAATTATCATTGAAATCTAATTCAAAGTAACCTTGACCAGGTGAATCTTCGTCTAGTTCCATTCCAACAACTCTGACATATTCTTTGCCATTAAAATTTGCCATGTTCTTATCGTGGGCATGTTGGTCTATATGACCATACTTAAAGTTAATCTTTTCAAGTGCGATTGCTTGTTCTTTTTCATCAACAATTCGCCTTGCTACGGCTCTTTCTTTTTCTTCTGGTGTGCCAAACCAAGTAGATGGTTTTACTATATCCATTTATTTCTCCTTTTCATATTCAACGAAATCATAATACTCGTCTTTCCAAACTTCGTTATTATCTTCATCTAAAATCTTAATGTATTCAATGTTAAAGTCACCAAGACCAGTTGGTGTTTCAATTTCTGGTTCATGGTCCATAGAATTTTCTTCTAGGTGTTCAAGTAGTGCATTCAAATTGGGATAGCCATCTAATTCATGTACGAAGAATTTCTTCTCAGAATCATAGTAATCAACTTCCCAAACGATAGTAAAATTTACCATCCTATTTTCTCCCATGGAACATCTTTGTCACCAAAATGTCCGTATACACAATTCTTACTATACTGATAAAAGTTGAATAAATCAAATCTATCAATAATTCCTTTTGGTGTTAAGTCAATATTATCATCAACAAACTTTTGAATTGTACGATTATGTCCATTCGAGTCTATATAAATGCTGGTTGGTTCTTTAACACCGATAGCATAACTCAATTGAATTTGACACCAATCTGCCATGTCATCTGCTACTACATTTTTCGCAATCCAACGAGCCATGTATGCCGCACTTCTGTCTACTTTCGTAGGGTCTTTTCCACTAAACGCACCTCCGCCATGAGGAGCATAACCACCATAAGTATCGACAATAATCTTACGACCAGTCAATCCAGCGTCCCCATCTGGTCCACCAATTTCAAATTTACCCGTAGGATTGATGTGCCATATAGTGTCACTATCAATCAAATCTTCTAGTATGTAAGCACCAGCCACTCTGGCTTGCGCCTCCGCTTCTTCTCCTCGACCTACTACGTGTTGAGTCGATATTACTACTTGGTCAACACGTTTTACTTTACCACCCTCATATTGTAGACTTACTTGGGATTTAGCGTCTGGAAGCAAGGAATCAGCGCCTGTGACGCGGTTTTCTCTAAGTTCTTTAAGTATCTCATGTGCGTAGTAAATAGGTGCTGGTAGCATTGCCTCGTTGTCATTACACGCATAACCAAACATCAAACCCTGGTCACCAGCGCCAAAACCGTCAGTTCCTAGTGCGATATCACCTGATTGTGAATGAATTTCATTGTAAATTTTTAGTCTATCCCAATGAAATCCTTCTTGCTCATAGCCAATTTCTTTAACTTTATTACGAACGATTTCTGCTACTTCGTCCCTGGTAACATTAAAGTTCTTTACTTCACCTGCCAACGTTACATGATTGGTAGTTACAAGTGTTTCGACAGCAACCCGTGTTGTTTCATCACCATTCTTTAGTCCTGCATCAACTAATGCATCACTAATTTGGTCTGCAACCTTATCTGGGTGTCCATCACTAACACTTTCGCTTGTAAAAATGTAATTATTCATTCAATCCTCATTAAAATAGTTAATATTACCTACTATTATATCAAATAATAGGTCAAAGGTCAAGTGGTTTATTCTACTGTTCTTGTAATATTGAGTACACATCATGTCCTGCATCACGCAACTTCGCCCCACCACCCAAAAACTCAAGTTCCATTATACTCAATATACCCACAACATCTGCTTCGAATCTATCTATTAATTCAATAACAGCCTCTAATGTTCCACCTGTTGCTATGACATCATCTATGACTAATACTTTGTCGCCTTTTTGTAATGCATCTACTTGTAAGTGTAATTCATCAGTTCCGTATTCTAATTCATACTCAGTGAAAATTGTTTCACCTGGAAGTTTACCTTTCTTTCTAGCCATTGAAAATGGAATAGCGGTAGAGGCACTTAAAGCCCCTGCCATCGGAAATCCACGGGCATCTAGTCCAACGATTTTATTAAACTCTATCTTATTATCAACGATATAATCATTAAACAATGACATGACATCTTGTATACCTCGAGGCGCATTAAACACACTTGCCATATCCTGATAGAGTACACCAGGCCTAGGATGGTCTGGTATAACCCTAATCAGATTTTGTATAGTTTTGGGAGTTGGTTTAAGAATACTCACTCGCTTAGAGATAGTTCTTCTTCTAGTTGCGTGATTTCTTCTTTTAGATGTAGTTTCTTTAATTTCAATTTAGAAATAACATTATCTCTCGTGTGCATATTATACGCCGTAACTATACCATTATCTAAATCTCTGTGTTGTTTTTTTAAATATATAAGATGTGTGCGTTTATTTTTGATTATGTCTCTTGCCATCCACTTCTCCTATAGTTATTTTTTTCTCATAGTCTTACTCAGTGACCTGCTTTTGCTGGAAGAATATACTCATACATACCTAACCCACTGTCTACTTGAATCATCATAGCACCCTGGTCAGATATTTTCATATTCATTGTACTTGTGTCACTTAATCTAAGAATAGTAAGAACCGTTGACAGTGGAAAACTCCAGCCTGTCTTTAGTTCGCCTTCGACATTTGATGCAAACGGAAGTTCTACTTTATCTGTTGAACTATCACCAATAAAGAAAACTAGATTGCCTTTAACTGTTCGGGCAGTAAGCAAAGGATCAAATGCGCCTAGAATACCAGCAAAGTATTGTAAATCTTTGATTGCTTTTTGTGTTGGCATGATATCTACATTCCAATTTGCACCTCTAAAACTTGCTGTTTTAATTTGTGCGTCTACTAATTCGCTTACGATTACACGATATGAACTATCAAATCCACCCTCCATTGAGAAGTTAAGTTCTGTAGTAACATCTTCCCCATTTCGTGTTTCTGTGCCTACACTTACATCTGCTTCAATTGTATTTCCTTCTTTATCTTCACTAGTATAACTAAGTAATCCACTTAAGACACCTAATCTACCTAGACCAAACTTTCCTTCGAATTCAGGAACCGGTGCATGTAATTTACCTCGCAACACAACAGTACGGTCATCGTCCATTGCATCGATTGTAGTACTTTCACCATCTGTTGTTACTTTAGCCGCTTGGATAATACCAAGGGAATGTGTATGTTTGACAATATCTTTTAGAATATCACGCATTTTCTCTCCTTTTATTTGATTATATTAATTATAACACATTTTAAGACCACTTGTCAACCTATAAATCGAATAGATTATCAAATGTTTCTGATGCATTTGCATCACTCATATCCCAATTTAATACTCCAATTAGGTTATCTAACTTCTTATCAACAATTGTTTGTTCCATTAAGTCATGGTCAAATGGCAAATCTTGAAACCACTGAGGTATTTTGGTTGCGTCAACAGGATATGCGACACTTTTCAGTTTAAATGTGTTTGGTTTTAGTTTACATATAATACACTTCATACCATCTACAATTTCTACCGCATATCTATCTTGGTTAAGTTCTCGTAACATATTCCAGTTTAAAGCGGCAGATACATGGCCAGGCAAGTGAACTTTATCTTTTTTAGTTTTATCGCCGCCAATACGCATATCTCTGGCTAATGCCTTCTTGGAAGCATTTACTCGATTTTTATAAGAAGTCAAATTGTTTACACGTGTTTGTGAACCTTTTTCCCAACCTGGTTTTGACCTAAACTCTTTCTTAAACTCTTTAACCATCTCAATGACCTCTTCACATGTACCATCCGTTAAGACTGTCAGTAGAACTTTACTTAAAAAGTTTTGCATATATGCCGGAGTATCACTTCTCTTTATGTCAATACCCATTACTTTGACCTTACCAGGTGAACCATCTACATCACGGCGAACACCATCGTCATCATACATAAGCAATGCGTATCGTTTCTTTTTAATGAAAATACCCATAGTCGAACAGTTCTCACGACCTGCAACAATCATCTCACCTTCTTTTCTAGGAACATTAAAGAATGTTTTCATAAACTCTGGAAAACTATCATTTACCTGATTTGTAACTTCGTCATACAATGCTAAAACTTTATCTTTATTCCATTCAATAGTACCATCATCAATCTCTTGTTTGTAAACAGGATACATAGAATAATAGATAGAATCTGTGTCACCGTATATGATTGCTGGTCCCTTATAGTCATATTTGCCAACGATTACTTCATTACACTTTGCGCCCATGTGTCTTGTTATACAACGACCCGTGAGAGTTGTTGATTGTCCGATGCGTTTATCGTAAAAACGACATCCTTTATTTAACAATGCGCCATACAACGAGTTCAAGTTAATCTTTTTAACTAACTGCCGCTTATCCCAGTGGGATATTCCAACTGCATCGTTTGCCTTAATCGCTTCTTTCTTTTTCTGTTGCATTATTTGTCGTTCTGCGTACCATCTCTCTAATAAACTAGGAATGATACCTTGAATATCTTGTTTAAATATAGTACCATTAGCAGTAATAGTCCAATTCAATTCACTGTTGAATATTAAATCATATGCTTCAGCACCAGTAAGTTCCTGAGTAGTTTTTTGTTCTTCAAGTGGTGCATCTTCAAGTACTAAAGTAATATTACTTGCCTTGTCCCTTTCATTTACTAAACGAAATTCTTCTGAACTAAATGTTTCGTCCCATGCTTGAGCGGCACCGTAAGTTTTTGCTCCAGTTTTTCTTCCTTCTTTTATTCTATCACCAATCAGTTTTTCAGTTATGTCAGGTCTTAGTTGACCAGCGATAGTTTCGGGAGACATATTCATAGCACGAATAACTGAAGGATAAAGAGAGTTAATATCAACACCTGCTACCCAACGCTGTAAGCCTGCTTTAGGTACTGCCACAAATGCACCAGCGGCCTTTTGTAATTCAATCTCATAAAGTTCTTCGTCTGTGTAATCTACATCATCATCTGACCAAGTGCGTGACTTTCTGTCAGGAACAACCATGCCACGTCTATGTGCTTCGTTGATGATTGCTTGTTCTGTAACAGCAACTGCACCCATTGTCGTTTTGATGTTTACTGTATTATCGTGTGCAATCTCATTGGCGAGTTCGATAAATCTTAGTTTCTTATCAATCTTATCAAGTAGTGCAACGTCTTGTCTGTTATATTCTACAAACTTATAGAAATCATTATTATATAATTGGTCTAACGTGCCATCATATGCAACCTTCTTTTCACCAACTTCGTGGTCACCAATTGTGTCAAGTGCGTATGAATGCATTTCGTGATATGTATACTTGCGATAAAGTTCTAGGTAGTCTAAGTGAATACGTCCAAATAAATCAAATGTCTTGTGCTTCTTACCATATTTGATAACTTCACGAGTTTTAGGTTCCAAATCCCATAGACACAACTTACGTGTATGTGATTTACTTAGTACTGAAGTTATTCGATTCACAGTATATGGAATATCATAACCCTCAGAGTTCCAACCAGTTAACACATCAGCATCTTCGATGACATCTAAAAAATCATTAAGCATATCTGCTTCACTTAGATATAATTCTGTATTGTCGAATTGTTCACAAATTCGTTCTGCTTCTTTAAGACCATCGCCGCTTCTCATTGACTTGGGTGGAATAACAAGAGTGACTAATAAATCAAGCCATTGGAGATGAACAGATATGGCTGTAATCGGCATGAATGGGTCACTAGGGTCAGCAAATCCTCGATTTGCATCGAAGTCTGTTTCAATATCGAAGAATGCAGTATTTAGAGTTGGGGAATCAATACCGTTGTAATGTTCACTTAAACACTTTACTTCTGGCTTCATATCACTTTCGTAAAACGTTTTGCCAGCATTTATTTTTCGTTCTTTGTGAAGGTCTCTAAGACGTTTACATTTTATTTGACGTACTTTATCACCGTAAATACTTACATGGTCCCCACGTGGGTCTTTCACATAGAAAGTACGCCACGCAGGATAATCATTGTAAACTCGTTTACCGTTAATTCGTTCTACAACTTGGACAATATCTTTATCTTTGTTGTAAAATGCATCTACATAACTCAAAGAGTTCGTCCAACAGTTTCAAGAATAGTTTCCATATCTTCGAAGTCTGCTCGTGTTTCAGTCAGTTTGGCTTTATGTGCTACCGAGATTGCTTTGGTTAATACTGATGGTTTTACATCTATTTCCTCGGCAATTGCTCTCACAGTGTCACGTAATCCACCTTTAAGGTCATCTACTTCTTGTAAAACTAGGCAACCTTCGTTCACTAATTGAATGAGTCTGGCTTTTTCTTCTGTATTGATTGCGTCAATTGACATATAAATCTCCTATAAGTTGGGCAATAAAAAAGAGTGATTGCTCACTCTTTATATAATAACATAACTGACTTAAAAAGTCAATAGAGATTTAGTCTGAATTCGTTGACAATATTGCTTCTTTCATCATTTCTACAGATTTGTCTTCAGGAGAATATTTTGATGCATTAAGTGGATTACCGAAGCCAGAACTTGTTGCCATCCTTGATAGCATTCCACCACCTATTTTTGCGGCACTTCCCGCAGCCTTCATTCCACTTTTAATGTTAGCGGCTCTGTCAGCGGCTTTTACCTCTCTTCTTGCTTGTGCTATTTGTCTCTCAAGTTCTTTATCATCTTTATCATCTTCATTATCTTTATTATCTTTATCATCTTTAGAATCTTTCTTTTTCATATTTATAATCATCTTGCCTTGTGGACTATTTGCGTCATATTCTTTACCATTCTTGCCTTTCACCATATTTGCTATAGCATTTGCTTTAACAACATTACCTGCCACTCTTGCCGCACCACTACCTGCCACTTTTGCCGCACCACCAACAACTGCTCTACCAATAGCACCAGCAACTGCAGGCACAAACGCCCACTCATCTAAACGACCTTCATGAATTGCTTCATTAAATTTTTTAAATGCGAAATTTGACATCTTAAGCATACCTTCTTTAGTTCTTAACATGTT